GCCAGAAATGAGGTGATGGGACGAGATTCAGCATCTGAAGGAGCTAACCGACCAGCGGGCTTCTTCGGCGCCTTCAATGTATCAGGACCCTGAGTGACAACTCCAATGGTTTGACCATACAACTGAACATCCTCTTGCCACGCCCACAAACGAGCAGCAACAGTAGTAGGACCGTCAGCTCCAATAGTCAATGGGGAAGCCACAACAATATAAATCCGGCCCCAATCACGGACAGTTGGAGCGTTCAATTCAATAAACCGGGCAATACTTGTATAGGGAATACGCAATGTTACTGCTGACTCAGATGCTTCGATGTCAACACCGGGCAACTGAGACAACGAAATGAAATTTCCTTCATGATTTTTATGCTTGCCATCAGATATATCAGCTGCTGGATAATAGCAAAGGCGCAACCGACCTGCATGGAAAGGTGTGCCATTGATCTCCAACCTTAAACAAAGAGTGGACCGAAGACCAAGAAAACCTTTCAATTTATCTACCCACATTTGAACACCACTAACATAAGTCCAAGAATTGAACCCTTTGTTGGGTGAATTATTTAGGATAGTACCACGAGTTGCGGACGTAGCCCAGGTGACTTGGTCCACAATAACGGGTTTATTAAGATAATCTATGACAGTATTAACATGATTAGGATCCATAGCCTCCATAATGGGCTTGGGAAATTCTTTTTCTAAATGCCTTTCTACTGTAACTCCTTCAACGGTTGAGTCAAAGGAAACTGACGCGACTTCTTTTGAAACCTGCGCGTCCAAGGTCGTAGTTAAATCTGAGTTAGGAAGCCGAATTTTTCTGCATATGAGCCAGCTCACACTGCATATACATATCTTACATAAATGGGTTTGTTTCGGGGCTGCCTGTGGAGTACCCAACCTAAATAGGCCTCCGTGAGCCGTATGAGTAAGAACATACGGATTCACACGATCATTGACGCACCCACGGTGGGGAAACGTCGCCACTACACCAACGTGTGGCCCTCTCATCCCTCGGTCGCAAAAGGACAAGATTCTTTGGCATATCAACTGATACTTGCTGGTATAGCCCCTCAAGAATTGGAGACCAGTGACTCCAAACATCATCGGGGTGGATAGAGAGCTCATCCATGAATTTATCAAATTTAGTATTCCAAATTTCCAAGGATTCAGCTTCAGTTGCCTGTCGCTTCATCCATTGTATATTTTGCAAAATTGTTTCTAAATCTAAATATGCCACTGGCACTTTCTTTCCATCCTCAAATTGGTGATATCTTACTGTTCTTTTCAAAAATCCGACATCAAATATGGTGCGGTCCCTCTCTGAAAAATCAGTAGATTTACTCTCGTCGGTGTACACATGACCAAAAACCAAATATGCATCCGCAAGCGTCTGGTCGGTGATAGAGTCCAAATTATGACCTTTCCACATACCGCGCTTGATTTTAATAACAATATCATCGCCAAAAGCAAGAACTTCAACGACTTTATCTTTGATCATCTCAGACACCATTTTCTCACAAACAAATTTATTGGCCTTAGTCCCTAATAAAACAATAGAGATAGCCATATATGTTGCGAGTACATTGGTGTATGTATTCGTAAAAGTTGTCAAATACCAACCAGATGGATTGGAATTGCCCCAGAAAATAAGATTATCCTTCACTTGCGTAAAAACGCGAGTGCATGAATAATACATATTCTTCGCTCTTTTCAATTGATCTGCTGGCAAATTGCCAAATA